GCGAAAGACCCCAGTGTGTTTCGTTTCGATTTTGAAGTTTCAAGTTTGAGTTGATTGTTGATCATATGACTCAGTACTTGTTAGTATTCTATTCGATCTGAAACTGATGCAGTAATTGCATTTCATCTGCTATTACCCTTAGCAGAATAGTTCCTAGGATTTAGTCCTGGTTGAGCGAAGACTACAACGATAAGCAATATTTGTAATTAGTAAGAGGTATCCTTAAATGGAATGCTCCAATTTTGCAAGTTTGCTTAGTCGTAGAAAGGGACGACGCTTTGCGCCGTTTTTCTTTTTCATTTGTTGTTTGTAGTTGTTGTAGGAAGTGGTTATATCTAAGAATTCGATTGGTACTATTGAAACCAGTACACAATTGTACAGAGTTGAGGAACAACTTTGATAATGAAGTGAGATTTAGTTCTCTAAGATATTTCCCAGATGGTGGGCACCTAGTATGTGCAGTGGTGTTTGTTGTTTGTTTTGTTTAGTATTTGTTTTTAAATGTGTGTTTTCCCAAACATGCGCCGGATTTAGTCCGAAGTACTTTTAGCGCGTTATACGCAAGAGACGAGGGGAGATTTATTCGAAGATCCCGTCTTTTAATTTGGAGATTGACTGTTTGGGAGCAGTCCGATCACCCCTTCCCTCATTATGGAAGGATTGTTCTTTGCCTGCAAGGCAAGGGGCAAAACCCCCCCCGCTCTGTAAGAGCCGGAAAGACATTTTGTCATGAGCCGTTGAGAGGCGACATTTTGTTTGTAACACCTTAGCGAATTCTGCAAGGTCAAAAACAGCTGAAGTGGACGTTGGAGTCCATGGATCTGAGAGATTCATTAATCGTTACCTATTGTTTTCCAACAACGATAAGTGGGTAAGTGTCTTGAATCTAACAGGGGGAAGGGAGGCCTACAAATAAACACAAGGTTTATCCCTTTGCCTACATCAGCCCCCTGGCAAGGCCGCATTGTGCCGTATAAAAGTGAGATGAATTTCTCATTGAGTAGTTAGTAGAATGTTTGTTTATTGACTTACAATGAAGCGGTTTTTTGTAAGTTGACACGAGAGTGTTTGCATTAATTTGGATTTAAACAGGTTAATTCTATTCTTTCAACAGTAGTCGTTTTCTAATGATGTAGACTGCCTTGATGTTTTTAGACTTAGTGAGATGTAGTAGTTTCATAATATTATGGAATAACACATAAAGTGAGTAGGTATGTTGGTGCGGAGTGTGATCGTTGGTAGCATCAGGGTCACACAATCCTAAGCGTTTCTAATGCTGCAGAAGCACAAAAACCTATGTTAGCCGAGACCGTAAGCTTGGCCGGAGAAGTTGGAGAGGAGGTGTTGAGTCAGTTGGTTGTCCCAAGAAAGCCACGAAATATATTGGATTATTTCACTATGGATGTCTTTGATAGATTAGTAAAAGATATGAATGGTGATACAGAGTCCTCTTTTGAGGATTGGCTTGATGACGCCTCGGAGATATTGAAGACTGACTGGAATTCCCCTATTGAAGCTCAAATGCAACAGGAGAGAATTCCAAGATCAGAGAAACGTAGAGAAGTTGAAGCCGCGAAGTATGTTCGCGAGACACTCTCTAAGCGATTGGAGTTTGTTGAGGGAGTAGAACCTGGTTCTGTGAGTAGATGTGATTTTTGTCTTGAACCCTGTTATACAAGAAAACAGGAAGTTCGGATGAAGATGCTTTATCCTATACTTACAGGAGATAGGTTTTTCTCTATTGACCGTATGAGAGATGCTTTCTGGAAGTTTTCTAAGATAATGTTTGGACTGGGTTGGTTTCGCAACTCTAAGATGTCCTTAACTTTTGGAATACTTTTGGAAACAATTATAAGAGGTAGATTGCTTATACCTAGGATTAAGGAAGATTATTCTTACCTGCTTGATAACAAGTCGGAAGGAAATGTTACCTTCTCCTATTGGATTCGAGATCTCAAGCTTTTTGCTAAGGTATTTGGAGGACCTAGATATAGCACTTCTTTGTTGTATAATGCAGCGGAGTGTTATAATTCTACTCTTCGAAATCGAGCACCTAAAGTGTATGCTCAAATGTTTGGAATCAAGGAGGCTATAACCTCTTCAGTTTCTAGTGCAGTTTCTGAGATGACGCCAGGTATTATGAGCACTTTTGGTGAGGAGCTTAAAAATTATATTTCTTCATTTATTTTGGATTGGCCTAAGCATGTTGGTGATGTGGTCGAGAATATTGTGAGTGGAGTTAATTGCAACTTCGTTACAAAAATTTATGACTTTTTATGTGATGTTTATCGAAAAGTCCGAAGTTGGATAGAAAAATGGTGGACAATGTTTGGTTATGATAATTCTATGTTGGTTGATATATTGTGCGTTCTTGTTTTGTGTGCTTTGGCACATATGTTATGGACGACTTTTGAGATTGGTGTGGAGTTTATGAAGTTGGGTATGGCTATCTTCTTTAAGAAAGCTTTTGGAGTTCGACTCAGACCATCTGTTCATGAAGCAATTGCTGCTTTGTATGTTAAGGAGGTAGTGGAAGCCCAGTTTTTGGGTTGTACCACATCTTTGATTGCATTAGCAGGTGTTGTTGTTTCGGTTCTTGATTATAAAGCCGTTTCATCTGTTTCCTCTGTTTTGAATATTGTTTCACGAGCTGTTCCTATGTCTGATACTGTTATAAATGATTTTAAAGGGGTTGTAGACGCAATTTATTTTTATATTACTAATGACCACCTTTTTCCTGATGTCAAGACAGTTGAATTGTTTAATGAGAGAATGAAGAAAATGGAAGAATTTGTTTCTACTCCTGATCTTAAGGAGAAAGTAATGAGGGAACCAGTTTTTACTAAGGAGCTTGCTTCTTTGGTGGAAGAGTCGTGGAATTATAAGGAAGTTTTGAAGTGTTCAGGTAGTCCTTTACTTGGACATTATTCTCGTATGTATCAACAGCTTTTTGAATTAAATGCTGAAGCTTTGGCTTCGGCAGATATGTACAAAGCGAGAATAGAGACTGTTATGTTGTGGCTTAGTGGAAAACCTAAGATGGGAAAATCGCTATTAATGGATCTTGTCTCTCAAGCTGTTTATCTTGAGTTGCAGCATCTTTATGGTGATAAGGAGTATCCTGAGTGGAGTCCCGGACAAGTTTATGAGCGTACGAAAGGTTCTGACTACTGGGAAGGATATTGGGGACAATGGGCCTGTAAGAAGAATGAGGTCTTGGCCTTAAGTGTTGCCGATGAAAAAGCTAAAGAGGTTTTAGAGATACTCAATATTTGTGAGGAGTCTGTTTTTCCGTTGAATATGGCGTTCAAGGAAAAAGGAAAAGCGTTTTTTCGTTCTGAGCTCTTTGTTGCTACCACCAATTATATTCTAGATGATAGTAATCTTGGAAAGCTCGGAGTGGAGAATCCTAATGCCTTGATTCGTAGGCGTACTTTTCCTATTACAGTTATACGTCAAGATGATTTAAAACCGAATTATTCTAATCTTGACTCTGCATGGTCTTTGCGTGTCGTTTATCCTTCTAAAAATATGGTTAGTTCTTTCTTTGATGGACTATCAGTGTACCTGCATCTTCATCCTGAAGATGTCAAACATGATAAGTTTGTTAAGCAAGGGTTTTATGATTTTACTTTTTCACAAATTGTTGAAGCTATGACTCTTGAAATAAAGTTGAGGAAAGATAAGCCTAAGACTCTTATTGAGTTTGGAAAGCATTATAAACCTGGAAATTTTCCTCGTAAGACGCTTGTTTTAAAGCCTGTTGTTCGCAAGATGCAAGGGTTTGATCCATTAAAGATAGCTTTTGAACCTGCTATTGTTTTTGGACCTGAGCTAAAGCCTGAAAATATTCTGGGACCTATCTATGATGACACAATTTCGCTGACTTCAGAAGCTCAGATGCTTGGTTTTGCTAAATGGTTTGATTTTTCTGAAGATGATGGAGAAGTTATTGTAGATGAAAGAGATCCGGATATTATTCTTAATGATAGGCAAAATACGGAGCCTAGATTCGCTAGATTGCTTGAACTTAGACAAAGACATGAAGCTCTTACGACAGTTGATTATGACTTGTTTTATAGAGTGGAGAGGTTTTTGCTTGGGTGTGACTTTTCAGATTATAAGGCTATTTCTTCTGATATTAGAAGGAGTATACATTGGCATGATGCACGACGTAAGAATGAGGATTTTGTTGCTGGGCAACCACCCCTTCTTCGAACTCCTTCACTCAAGAAATGGGTAGAGTTGATGAACGAGGATGGAGGCAAGATTTGTACGGCGGTGATGAATATTGAACATTTTACATCTGATCTCCTCACTTTAAAATTCTTAAGAGAAGATAGTGAGGGGTTTGCATTTTCTAAGCTTACCACGTTTATTGTGATTTATTTGTCGTGGTATCGTCGCCATTCTTTTTGCAGATTAGATCCTCGTTTTGACAGTGACAATTTTACTAACTTTCTTCAAATGGAAGGTAAAGTATATAATGTTATTGTCAAGCATATGTTTTCTCCGCCTTCATTTAAGAAGCGATATAAGGTTAAAGAGAGATGGGATACTATAGTTGATAATTTTTGGACTACATATAATTCGATGTATGATTGGGTGTGTTCTCGCCCTGTTTTCGATTATGTTTTGTTTGGAAGTGTCATTGTAGGTAGTCTCGCTGTGATGTTGGTTCCTCATATTTGGAGTACATCTGAAACTTCCGTAACTTCATCTATGGAGTATATAGAATCTCAGATGCTTTCCAAGGAATTGCAAGCACAGTCAATTACTAAAGGTCGACTTGAAAGAGTTCAGAATAAGACTGTAAGTGCAAATTCTATAACTAAAGGGAAGATGGAAAAGGCAGCAGATCGTAGGGTGATAGCAAACTCTGCGGCACAACATATACAATCAAGATTTGATAAAGCTGCTAGAAACCTCGTTGCTATGAGGTTTAATTATGCTCATTCTCCTTCAATAGACACTTATGTATTCTTTGTTCATGGAACTACTTGTGTTGTTACTTCGCATTATTTTCGGGCATTGGGTACCGATTTTCTTTCTGCGAGTATTCTTAGTAGAATTGGGGGAGATCCTACGGTTTCTTTTGATAGAAGTTGTGTTCATCTGAAGTTTTTAGATGATAAAAATCACCCAAGAGGTTCGAGAGATTTCTGTATCATTACTATTAATCCAACGACTTGCCCTGTGCAAGCTGTAAAGGATGTTCGCAAAAATCTCCCTTCTGGGGATAGAACCTGCCCTCGTGAGGGCGTGGTTAGACTGAAGTTGAATGTTACTAAAAATTCAACTACTCAGCTTGTAGTAACAGGTAAGGACTTTGTAACTTACTCATTGCATAATCGAAGAGATATCGAAAATGTTTATGAGCGTGGGACGAATAAGTTCGTGCCTGTAACTAATTATATAATTGGTCATAATATGAGAGGAGATAATGGTGATTGTATGTTGCCATATATTTCTACTTATAATTTGGATTCTGTTGTGTATTTTGAAGGATTTCATGTCGGTTCTAGTGGATATGATGCTTTCTTTTGTCCTTTGTTTCAGGAGGATTTCGAAGAGAAGTTCGATTTCTTGACCGGAGAGTATATTCCTACTTCAAATGCACAAATGCCTCTATCCTCCTATTTTCCTAAGGAGTTGAAAATGGTTTATGAGAGTTCAGGAGCTGATCATTTAAGTGGAGCAAAATATATTGGAACATTGGAACGAAGTTTCTTTATGCCTAGTGATACAGTGTTTATCCCAACACTTTTCCAAGGTGATATACATTCTGATCCAATATTTCCAGTTAATAATGCTCCCGCTTTGCTCAAACCTACCTATGTTGAGGGAGTCTTAAAAGAGCCTTTTAAGAAAGGCAAGGTTAAATTGACCGCAGTGGATAAGTCCACACCTACTCCTTCATGGGCCATAAAACAAGGCCAAATTGATCATCGAGTTTTTACTGATGGTTTTGCACCTCCTAGGGAGATACCTAGACCTAAGTTTGAGGAGCAGACTATTGAAGAAGCTTGTTTCGGGATTCCTGGTAAACAGGCTTCCCTTGATCTTACTACTTCTGAAGGATTTAGTCTCAAAACAAAGGGACTGAAGCGTAAGGATGTTGTCAATTTTGAGACACAATGGATTAGTCCAAAGCTCAAAATGATGGTAGCACGATTGCGTTTGGCGGTTAAAAAAGGTAAGATACCTCGGTTAATGGCGATAGCCTGCCAAAAAGATGAGTTGAGAGATTTGCCTCGCGTTCTCGAGGGAAAGACTCGCTTATTTTGTATTGGCGATTTTGTTCATATGGTTTGGACTCGTATTGTTCTTGGAAATCTTATTATTTGGTTGAAAGAACATCGAGCACAGACATCTGGAGCAATAGGAACTAATGTTCACGGTTTTGATTGGGCGACTCTTATGTCCAAGATAGATGGATCGAATGTTGAGTTTGGAGGAGGAGATTATGGAGGTTATGATACTGGTTTGAGATATTGGTTTGGTTATCTTCTTGGTCTCTTCTGTTGTGATGAGATGGGTCTTGACTGGAAGACTAATGGGAGAGAAGTCATGTATTGTTGTCTTTCATCAACATGTCCTATGTTGGTTGTTGGGCGATATGTATACAATTTCGACTTCATGAATCCTTCTGGGGGATTTTTAACAGGATTCCTCAATACTTTCGTCAATATCTGTCTTTTCCATATTTTCTTTTATAAGCTTAGATCTGAGTGTGCTGCTAATTGTCAGTGTGGCTTTCATACTTCAGTTTATAATGATGTTATTCGCGCTATTTTTTATGGCGATGATAACATTTTTTCTGTTTTGAGAAAATATGGACATCACTTTAATATGATAACAGTTTCGAGATTATGTGAAGAGATGTTTGGGATGACCTACACTACTGCATCTAAAGAAGTTGTGGAGAACCCATTCATAGAGAGAGAAGACATTGAATTTCTTATGAGAAAATTTGTTGATGGTGATGGTATTTTGAAAGCACCACTTGACAAGGATTCCATTTATTCCATGATATTGTGGATTAGGGATAGGAAATCTGATGTTGAAAATTTTGAACAGTTACAACAAAACATCGACACTTTTCAGATGGAGATGTTTTACCATGGACGAGACGAGTTTGATTCGCATGCAAATAAAATTCGCGAATATGCTCGCACTCGTAATGTGAATTTTGAATTAAGACCGTATGAGCATTTTCTTGCTCGACATACGGCGGCCTATTGTTAACTTTAGGTCATGTCCTGGAATGACTATAAACTTATCCACATCTAGCTCTCGATGTAAAATTGAGCGTTTTTGTCCTGAAGGAATGGACGGCAGGGTGTTCGACCTGTTGGATCTCGTTAGGACGTTGTAAGAACGAAATGCTGCCACATAGATGATCGTGTTGTGTGGAGAGCTTGAATCGATTACTGAACAAGTCGTAAAAGAAGGCCAGGGACATATAGTCCTAGGCGGAGAAGAGAATGACCATATTTTGGAAGATGTCTCGAATAACACGCAATTTGATTCTGATGAGAAGATAATTGTAAAGCATGAAGTACAAAAACTCACGCTTTTCGATAGTCCTTATTTGAATCAGGTTCCACAGAAGAG